CGCTAATGGAACCAAGGGGACTTACCGCTCTCGCGGCATTTTGCCCCGCAGACTGGTGGAAGCCAGCACACTTGCCAGAGCGTGTCACAAACCCCCGACTGAAGTAGACATAACTAGGAGTTGCAGAGAGGCAGAGGACAGATGGCTTAAAGAGAGCGACCCGTCCAATGACAAATTTCTGAACGAACTTTACAGATTCTCGAGGGAATTCTTCGGCAAGCCGAGGAAGTCCACAAGACCCTGGAAAGGAAGATCAGATCAATGTCGCTACCTCCTACCTGCATCCAAGTCATGCTACGAGAACTCCAAGGATAGTAAAACTACCGTGGCCAAGGAAGTGATGAGATTGGTTAAGCAGGCTAGGATCCAGAAAATGTTCTGGATGCCCAACCCGCTTGCTCAACGCGTCCCTGCTCCTCCCCGTTGGATGAAAGAGGAGGAGGTTCTCAGTCGGGAGATGAGACAGCACTGGTGGAATACCCGCCAGAGAATCGAGGAGAAACAATTTTCGGGCTGGATCGAAGAGGGGGTCGGCGAAAGTATCGATGAAGAGGAGGCCTACAATGCCTGTCTCGACTCGATCTACGAAGACCCACTCGACATACGTTACCCGGTGAGGAGTAGCGCAGTCGTCGAACTCGGCTCGAAAATCAGGGGGGTCTCACTCCACCCTGCAAAGGTTTCTCATTTCTTGAGGACCATTAACCAACGCCTGTTGGCAACCCTGCGGCGTAAAGGATACACGAAGGACTCGCTCGGCCAGTTCGAATTTAAACTGGTCGGAGAGGTAGGCTCTCGACTATACTCAGCAGATTTGAGTAAAGCCAGCGATTACATCCAACATGATATCCTCTACGCAATATTGCGGGGCGCTGCAGACGGGCAGCAATGGTCGGACAAGGAGCTTGACGCTCTGGCAAAATGCAGCGGCGCAATGGCGGTCACACGCAACGGTGTTGAAATGCTCACCTCGTCCGCAGCCCACATGGGGCTCGGGGGGACCTGGGCAGTACTGTCTGTGCTCAACCTCTTCGCACTCGATAGAGCCACAGGAGGCGATACCCGGAAGGGCCGCGTCTGTGGTGACGACATGATCGGTCTCCTAACGCCCGCCGAGCGGGACACATATGTTAGGATCCTGACCAAGTCGTGCAAGCTCAAACTCAACGAAGAGAAGAGCTTCTACGGTGCAAACGGAGTGTTCTGTGAACACTTCGTTGAGATTGATCACGA